CGGCGCCCTGGCCGGCGTCGACGGTCGCCTTGTACGTGCCGCCGTCGATCTCTTTGAGGTCGCCGACGACGTCGGTCAGGCCGGCGCCGGTGCCGGCGTCGACGGTCGCCTTGTAGGTGCCGCCGTCGATCTCTTTCAGGTCGCCGACGACGTCGGTCAGACCGGCCCCGGTGCCGGCGTCGACGGTCGCCTTGTACGTGCCGCCGTCGATCTCGTCGAGCTGGCCGGCGACGTCGGCGAACCCGGCGCCCGTGTCGACGTCAACGGTCGCCTCGGCGGTACGACCGTCGACGGCGTCGAGCTTCGAGTCGACCTTGTCGATGTCACGGCTGGCGTTGTCGTCGACATCGAGCGTCGCTTCAGCCTCGCGGCCGTCGACCCCGTCGAGCTTCGAGTCGACCTTGTCGATGTCACGCGAGGCGTTGTCGTCGACGTCGACGGTCGCCTCGGCCTCACGGCCGTCCAATGCGTCGAGATCCGCCTTCGCCGCCTTCGCCCCTTTGTCGTCGTAGGCGGCGGTGATCTCGACTTTGATCTGCTCATTGCTGGCCACGTCTCACCGCCTCACAGCTCGCCGCACCGTCTCGGTGATCGCCTTCGGCACCTCGGTGCGGGCCTGACGCCGCACACGTAGCCAGGCGCCACGGCCCGTCGCCCCGGGATGGACGACGGGCCGGCCGATCGGATGGGCGTAGCCGTCGGCCTTCAGGTAGCGGGTCGTGCGCTGCTTGCCGGCTTTCGGCTTCGGGATGACATGCGTCCCGGTACCGGACGTGACCCACACCCACGGCCCGGTCGGCCGGCCCCACACGTTGGCCCGCACGTTGTTACCGGCGCCGCGGAACCGGGCGACGGCGGTCAGACGCACCGTCCGTTTGCGCCGGCCCATGTGCACCGGGCCGACGCGTTCACCTTCGGCCTTCGCCGCTTTGACCACGGCCCGCGCCGCCCGCTTCGCACCGTCCTCGGGTACGTGAGAGAGCGCTGTCAGCTTGCGATGCAGGCCCGTCAGGCTCACGCAGCCTGCTGCGACGACGCCGCCGCGGCGGTCACCGCACCGGCGATGTCGGGTGTGTCCAAGCATGGCCAGGCGGCGTTGGCGACGGCCGGCGATCCGTCGCCGAACGTGCCACCGTACGAGCCGGCGGCGATGTAGCACTGGCCGGTCGCCTTGACGGTCGGCGCGCCGACAGAGTCGGCGGTGAACTCGAACCACTTCGGCTGTCCGTCATTGGCCAGGGCGTACTGCGAGATGCTCGAGGCTTCGGGTGCGGTCCAGTCCTGCAACCAGGCAACGTCGAAACTCCAAGAAGTCTTGCCAGGGCTCTGAGCAGGCGGTGCGCAGCCAGTCGGAGGGATTGTCTGGTAGTTGGGGCTAGCCGTTAGGGCCGCCGAAGTTATTTGGCATTCAAACGCCGTACCGGTCGTCAGGCCGGCCTCGGTGTCGGCGAGCTTGACGATCGGATTATTGAGCACGATGACGGTGCGCGCCATTGGTATCTCCTCAGCAGTTTGGGTTGGGGATCTGGACAGGGACGTTGACGGTGTAACCGGGCACGTCGTCGCCGCCGTGCGACCACAGGCCGGGACGGAAGTCGGCGGCGCCGGCCGGCAACGTCGACAGGACGAGCTCGAGCTGGTCCTGTTGCCAGGCGACGGCGTCGTTGTCGCCTGGTGGCGGTGTGAGGATGCGAATCGGGACGATCGCCGACCACCATCCGACGCCGATGTTGATGCCGCCGGCTTCGGCGACGTCGACGAGGACGCATGGCAGCGGCGCCCTGGGCGACGTCGTTGCCGTCGTCACACCGGCGGCGACGAGCTTGCCGACGAGCTCGTCGCGGACGTCAGCGAACACCGACACGGCGACGCGCCATGATCTCTTCGACGGTGGGCGGCCGGTCGACGGCCGGTTTCGGGACGCCGAGCATGCGCAACACCTGGCCGAACGTCGACGGCGGCACGGCACCGGCGGCGTACGCCTCAAACGACGCGTAGCTGTCGACGGTGCCGCGTTCCTTGTACAGGGCGACGGCATACATCGTCACGCCGACGGTGACGTCCGGCCCGGGCGAGACGGCTTCGTCGTCGGCGTAGCCGGCAGATGCGCGGCGCCGCCAGGCGAACGTATTCGCCGCGTCGACGCACATCTGCACGTAGTCGGCGTCGGCGACGGCAACACCGAGCGCCGCTTCGACGTCGGCGACGGTCGCCCAGGCCGGTGTCGTCACGGCGTGGTGTCCATCTTGGCGAACGCGCCCGGGTACTCGATCGCCAGCGCCGTGTAGCCGTAGACGCCGACGTCGAGACCGAGCAGGGAGACGTCGACGACACGGATGTCGGCCGGCGCGCCAGCGGACTGGTGCCACGTCGCCCCGGCGGCCGAGCCGAGCAACATGAAGTCCGGCGGCAGATTCCAATCGATGAACATCGTCAGACCGCCACCGGACACGTCCGGTGTCATCCCGCCGAAATTGATCGAGCCGTCCCAGAACGCCGGCCCGTTGTTCGTCGTCACGGACACGAGCGGGACGGCGATGTTGTAGGCCATCGCCAGGAACAGCGGGCCGGGCGGTGTCGTCGCCGGGTTCAGCGCGGCGAGCAGGGCTTGCACGTTCGCCAGGAACGACGCTCCGGGCGTGGCCGCGGTGGCGACGGCGAGCAGTTGTGTGATCGCGTCGGCCTCCGCTTTGCGTGACCAGTCGACGGCCATCGCCCGCAGGTACGCCTCGAGGAACGACGGCGACGAACGCTCGACCGCTTGGAGACTGATGTCGTTGCCGCCGGCGATCGTCTTGACGGCGGCGGTCTTCATCATCAGGGTCGCCGGGGTCGACGTGATCTGGGTCTTCTGCGTCGCCTGTATCCCGGTGGTCGGCAGCGTCTCCCATTGCGGGTACTCGATCGCCATGCCGGATGCCGGCAGCGGCGCGTTGTTCAGGGCGCGCAGCAGCGGCGTGCCGTGGTCGATGATCGCCGTGATCTCGGCGCGGTAGGCGGGCATGACGACTTCGGCGGCGTCGGTCGTCGTCACGTTGGCGAGCGCGGCGGTGATCTGGGCGCGCAGGGCGTCGGTGGTGATCTCGCCACGGTTGGCGGCGGCGACGAGCGTGGCGTAACGCTGCAACGTCAACGGCGGCGACGACGGGCGCGACGCGGTGATCGGCACGACGGCCGGCACCGGCCGCGGGTCGGGCGGTGCGGCGGCGACGTCGACGGGCGGCGCGACGGTGTCGATCAGGGTGTCGGTCATGGCGGGTTCTCCTCGTTGTGCATGGACATTGGTGACGACGGCGGCGTCGAACGCGCCGAATGGGAGCAGGGCGGTGTGATGCCAATCCCCGGCGGCGACGACCATCACGCCGTCGTCGTCGAAGTCCCATTCGGTCGGGTTGACACCGACGGAGAACATGCCGAGCACGCCGTCGGCGGCGAGCGTCAACGCGTCGTCGCCGTCGCGCACGGCCGAGACGCGCACCGCCGTGCGCATCCCGGTGCCGTCGTCGGTGTTGTCGGTCGTACGCCCGATCGCCGGCCCGTCGTGGCCGAGCGTGACGATTGGGCGGCGGGCGGCGTCGAGCGAACCGGGCAGGAAACGCACCCGGGTGCCGTCGGCGACGGTGCCGGTGTCATTCCACGGCACGGCGACACCCTCGATCGTGCGGGCACCCTCGGCGGCCGTGACGACGGCCGGCGCGTTGTCGAACGTGACGATCATCCCTCGTTCCTTCCATCGATGTCGCGCGGCCGGCCAGGTGACGCGGCCGGTGCGGCGGCCGGGTCGAACGCGATCTGCATATCGTTCGGCGACGCGTCGTCCGACGGCGTGAACGGGTTGCGTAGCCAGGCGTTGAGATCGAGCCTGACGAACTGGCCGCGTGGCGTCACGTTCGGACCCGACAGGGTCTGCTCGATACAGCCGATGTACGGCGCGGCTCCGTAGTCAATCAGGTCCTGTTTCGCCTGGGCGGCGTTGATGTAGGTCATCCCGGTGCCGGCCGGGGCGCCGACGAAGTACGGCGGGATGTTGCCGACACGCGACAGCTCGAGCGCCTGGTGCTGGCGGGCTTCGACCAGTTGCAGGCGGGCCGGGTCCATTGTCGACTCGCGCCAGCGGACGAACGGGTTGAGCGCGGCGACGGTGCGGGTGCGGCGGGCGGCGGCGAACATCTCGGCGACCTCGGTCAACTCCTCGACGTCGAGCGGTTCGGAATTCTCGGTCTGCTCGAGCCAACCGGCGGGGATCTCGGCGAGGGAGAACCGTTCGGCGGCGGCGTCGAGGTTGATCGCCGTGTTGATCGCCCGGAATCCGGACGTCAGCACGCCGTCGAGCGGCGACAGGAACTCGACGACGTCACCGGCCGGCACCGCCTTGCCCCGGTGGCGTACGGCGCCGTTGGCGTCGACGGCGACGTCGCACGTCGCCATCTGTTCAAACGCCGCCGGATAGGTGTCGGCCATGCGGGCGACGATGCGCCAGTAGGCGCGGCCGGTGAAGAACAGGTCGTCGGTTGTCCACGCCAGCAGGAACTGGCGTGTCCGGTTCGGATCGGGCCGGGTCATCCATCCGGCCGGCGGTGTCTGTTCCGAGATCTCCGCACCGGCCGGCACGTCCCAGGTGACGCGCCACGCCGTCAACGGCAACGCCGACACGGCCGAGACGATCAGGTCACGGGCCCGCGAGATCGCCGGCACCGACATCGCCGCTTCGCGTGACCACACGTCGACGGGCGGGGCGAAGTCGAACGGTGCGAGACGGGCGCCGCCGGTACCCCAGACGTACGGCCTCGAGGCGGTGGCGAGGGCGACGGTGCCGGCGGCGTTGACGGCGGGCGCGCCGGGCGCCGCAACGACCGGCGCGCCGCCGTTGACGTGGCGACGTCGTAGCACTACTTGCCCCGGACGGCGGCGACGTAGTCACGCCACGTCATCTCGCCACGGTTGAACGCGTCGAGCGCCTCGTCGGCGTCGGCCGGTAGGGGATCAGGTTCCGGCTTGTCGTCGGCGGGTGGGCTCTTCTTCGTCGCCACGGCACGGATTGTGCGTCACGGCTGTCAGGTACGGCTAGGGACGCGTGTTCTCTCTGGCGACGGTTTCGCCGTGGCGACGGCGGGCCGGCGCGGTCCGGTCGGCCTCGAGGCGAGGGCGACGGCCCAGACGAGACATCTGGCCAGTTCGATCTGACCGGCCGAATGCGCCGTCGACAGGCCCGCGTTCGACGTCGCGACGGCACGGCCGACGTGTTCGTCGAGCAGTTCCGAACCCGGATGGGCGACCTGGCCGGCGGCGATCATCGAACGGATCAGCGGCACCTGTCGGCGCAGCTCGTTGATGCCGACGACGACACGTTTGCGGGCCATCCCCGGCGGCAGATGCCACTCGAGCGTCGGTGTGATCGCCAGGCGGTCGAGCGAGCCGTAGACGGCGTCGAGCTCGCCCCACAGCACGTCCTCGTATTCGGTGACGGCGAGCGGGGCGACGTGAACGACACCGTTGATCGACTGGGCGCGCACGGCGACGTAGCGGTCTCCGGCCTGGGACACTTCGGCGGCGACGACACCGGCCGACAACGGCGGCGGGTTCGGGTGCCGGCACTTCTCCCACTGGCCCGGTGGCAGCCAGCTTTCGGCGGTCGACACCCAGACGTTGAGTGAGCCGCGCAGGAACGCGGAGCGGTCCGGGCCGTTGTACTCGGCGAGCAGCGTCTCCGCTGACACGGTGGTGCCGAGACACGGGTTCGGGTAGGCCCACCATTTCGGCACGTTGACGTCGGCACCGGTCGGCGGTGACCATTCGGCGAACGCCATCGATGACGTCTCGCCGGTTTCGATCACGGTCAGCGCCCGTTCGCGCCACTGGCGCAGCAGCGTCGAGTCGAAGTCGCCGGCTGTCGACGCCATCACGAGCAGCGGCTGCGGCCGTGCGCGCATCGCCGGGATGATGCCGTGGTTGATCGCTTCGGGTTTGACCTTCCACGCCTCGTCGACGACACACATGTCGAAGCTCCAGCCGTGGCCGGCGCTGTTCGTGTTCGACTGGGCGACGAGCGTCGAGCCGGTGTCGAACTGCAGGCGTTGCCGGCCGAAGCTGAACGACTTCGCCGAGATGCGGTCCTCGAGCAGGCGTGACAGCAGGACGAACACCTGCTCTGTGAGCTTCAGGTCGTGCGACAACCAACCGACCGTCTGCGGTTGCGGCCGGCCGTCGAACGCGAAGACGTCGGGGCCGTCGAGGCACCACCATGCGGCGAGTGCCTCCATCGCCGTCGTCTTGCTGTTCTGACGTGCGACGGAGATCAGGCCCTGGCGGTGGGCGAGGCGGCCCTTCACGGTGGCGAGCAGCAGGCGCCAGGCGGTGCGGTTCCACGCCATCGGCTTGTACGGCATGTGTGCTTTGGCCCACCGGTCGACACGGTCGCCGTGGGTGCCGTCCCCCACGGTCGCCGTCGCCAGTCTCGGCTTGATCCGTCCGCGCACCGGCACATCGCGCAGCGTCGGCCCGGATCCGGCACCGTTGGTCCGCGCCCCGGGCGAAAACACACGACTCTCGGGGGATCTTGGGTCTCCCGGCCGATCCAAGAAACCCGGTTGGGCCGCGGCGGCGAGCTGTTTCGCGCGGCCGAGCTTGCCGCCGAGATGCGAATTGCAGTGGAAGCAGGCCGGCCTCAGGTTCGCCAGGCTGTTGTCGCCGCCCATCGCCCGGGGCACGATGTGGTCGACGGTCGAGGCGCGGCCGGTGCATTTCGGACCGCGGATCGCGCACGGCGGATGATCGGCGAGGATCGCCCGCCTGTTCGTCTGGAACTCGCTGTCTTGATCCCAACGCCGCGGCGAGTCAGGCATCGGCCACAGTCTGGCGCATCAGGTTGAGCAGCAGTTGGTAGTGGCGATGTCCGGTGTCGGCCATGTGTCGGACCTGGGCGGTCTCGCCGTCGCACCGCACGCCACAGTCGAAACACTCCGCCGGCGAGGTGGGGACGCGGCTGTCGCCGCCACGGCTACGCCGCGTCCCCTTCGCCGGGCCGGCCTCGGGCCGATCGATGCCGAGCCGGCGGGCCTGTGCCGCTGTCATGCGGACAGCGGTCATCGTTTCGTGCGTCCGTCGTAGGTGTCGTCGTCCTGGCGGCGCAGCAACATCGCGGCGAGCTCGTAGACGACAGAGACGATGATCACGCCGGCCGTGACGATCACGCCGAGCTCGAGCACGGCGATGCTCACGTTCTCGGCTCTTCGTCGAGCGGTGCGAGTCCGGCACGTTCGCGCAGCCAGGTGGAGACGTGGCGGTGCTGCAACCGGGCGTCGCGCAGGTCGCCGGCTGCGGCGACACGCAGTCCGACACGCGGATCGATCGGCGGGCCGGTGTCCTCGACGGTCATCGGATCAGGAACTGGTCAGGCGCACAGTCGTCGTATGCGGCGATCTCCGGGCGCGGTTTGGCTTGGAACTGATCGGCGAACGACGGATGGCGCTCCCGCGCCGCGCGAATGGCGGGCGCGCCCTTCTTCTCCGTAGGAGAAGAGGAGGTGCCCTGCGTAGCGCCCTGTCTTGCGCCCTGTCTTGCGCCCTGCTGGCGGGGCGCAAGATTGAGAAGCCAGGGGATTGTCCACAGGGCGGCGAGACGTCCGACGGCCGGTTCCTTCAGCTCGATGGCGCCACGTGCGGCGAGGCTTCGCAGTGCCGACGTGACGCCGTCGTTCGACATGTGCGTCTTCTGGACGAGGAGGCGGTGACCCGGCCGGGTGAACCCTTCACGTGCCGAGTGCATGTGGACGAGCCAGTACAAGACGGTGCACTCCCAGACGTTCAGGTCCGGGTGATCGTCGCAGTAACGCTCCCACTGGCGGCGTGTGTTGTCGTTCACGACGCGGCGGTCTGATCAGGGACGGGTGAAGTGCATCGAGACATCACCCACGCCCGCACCTCCTCGAGGTCGTAGTAGCGGCGGCCGCGGGCGTTGATCTGATGCGACGGCATCCCGTCGGCCAGGTAGCGGTACAGCGTCGGTTCGGAGATGCGCAGGGCGGCGCGGATCTCACGCGACGACAGGAACGGAGGGCGTATCGGTTCAAATTCCACATCTGTAACTTTACCTACAGAAGGAACATCGATGCTTGCATCGTCTATCATCCTGCACAGTATGGCATACGTGGCGGCGTTTGCCGGTGGACTCGATCTCGCCGAGTACCTGGCCTACATGGTCGGACACGGCTACTGCCGCGGCACGATCCGGTCGCGCCTGTCGGTCGCCCGCGACTTTGCCCGCGGCACCCAGATTCGAACCGCTACCTGGCGCGATGTCGAGCGATGGGCGGCGGGCCGCGGCGTCTCCGCGGCATCGCAACGGAACCTCCTCGTCAACCTGCGCGCCTTCTACCGGTGGGCGCGCCGCAACGGCATCGCCGACGCCGATCCGACCGAGCTCGCCGACCGGCCGGCGATCCCGCACCGGCTGCCACGGCCGGCACCGGAACGTGAGATCGCCCGGCTCGTCGCGGGCGCGAATGTCCCCTTGAGGGCGTTAGTGGCCCTCATGTCCTGCGCCGGGCTCCGCTGCGTGGAGTGTTCGAGGCTCGACTGGGTCGACGTCGACCTGGGCGCGGCGACGGTGATCGTCAACGGCAAGGGCTCACGGGAACGGTTGATCGACCTGTCACCTGACGTCGTTCGCGCTCTCGCCGAGCTCGCCCTGTCGGTGTCAGGCCGGCACACCGGGCCGGTGTTCGTCGGCCCGTACGGTCGGCGCCTGTCACCGGCCCGCGTGTCCCAGGTCGTCGCCCGGGCGGCGCGCGCCGCCGGTGTCGACGTCAGGGCGCACCGGCTGCGACACCGCTGCGCGACGATGGCGTTGCAGCAGTCCGGCGCCGATCTGCTCGCCGTACGCGACCTGCTCGGTCACGCCTCCGTCGCGACCACCCAGATCTACACCGCGGTCATCCCTGGCCGCACCGCCGCGACGTCGCGTGCGTTACGGCTCCCGGCCGCGTGACGGGAGGTGAACATGATCAGCAAACTGCAAGCGTTCGTCGTTGCAGTCGTCTCGTTCGCGCTCGGCGCCGAGCTCGTCATCTTCGCGTTCTGATCAGGCGCGGTGCATGTTCACACACATCGCGAACGGAGGAATGTAGAGATGGCGCACTGGTCCAGTCCCGTAATCGTTGACGATCCGCGCATCAGGCACGACAGCGGCGTCGTCCGCGCCGCGGCCGAGGCATTGCACAACAACGAGTCGATGCACTTGCACGTCGACGTCCCCGACAAGGTTTGCGTCTACTGTGCGCTCCGCGCTACTCGGGCCCTCGACGCCGCGGCCGAGCTGCAGCCTTAGTGCATGTCCACCCACATTGCGCACCGCGGTGTCCTAACCTGTGGATATGTCCGCGTCGTGGACGTCGCGTGAGGTCTGCGAACACGTCGGCGTCACCTACCGGCAGTTGGACCACTGGACGCGGTGCGGTCTGATCACTCCGGCGCAGCCGGCCGCGGGGCAGGGCACGAGGCGGCGCTGGTCGCCGGCCGACGTCGAGCGGGTGCGCCGGATCGCCGCAGCGGCCGCAGATCGCCGTGTGACGCTCGCCGAACGGGTCTAGGGCTACAGCAGCGCCAGGCCGAACGCTGCGCACGCCACAGCGACGCACAGCAGCCAATCGGCGTGCTTCGTCACCTGGTTGGTGCCGAACGATCCGACGGCGGCAACCACGGCGGCGACGGCGGCGACGATGAAGAACACGTCGGCCCAGTCGGCCTCACCGGAGAACACTTCAGCGAGCATCGTCATGATCGGGCCGGTCCTCTCTCTCGTCGTGCCAGTCGAACGTGATCGTCAGGCGTCGCCGCGACGAACGGCGGCGGCGGGCGGCGATGAACACGGCGACGAGCAGCACACCGGCGCCGGTGTAGGGAAGCCAGCTCACTCACTTGTCGACGACTTCGTTGTAGGTCCAGCCGACGACCGAGGCGACGTTGGCGTCGGGATGGTCGGCGACGTCGATCTTGGTCTGCCACACCTTCTTCGCCACGGCTTCGGCGATGCGTTCGATGTCCTCGTCGGTCACGATGTCCTCCTCGTTGTCGCCGCCAGGGATCGGGTAGCCGGCATGTGGGCACGGGCAGCCGTTGTCGGTCCACGACTGCCAGCCGTCGATCTCGACGGGTTGCATGTGCCACGGCTCGCTCGAGACGTTGCAGTGAACGCCCCAGGCCGGGGCTTCGGCACCGTCCTGGGCCGGCACCTCGCCCCAGTTCGGCGCGCGGTGGACGTCGCCGGGGTTGCGGGCGACGAGATCGACGGCACAGGCGCCGATGAATCCGTCGCTGTAGTACTGGTTCTGATGGAAGCTCTTGCCCTCCGGAGCGAAGCCAGGCTCGTCTGGCTGCGATCCGTCGTCGCGCCAGCCACCACCGACCCCGATCTGTCCCTCCTGCGCGCCGAGCCAGTTGACCAGGCGGCGAACGTATTCGGGGTGGTGGTGGGCGAGCAGCCAGTCCTCGAGGTCAGCCAACGACTTCTGCGACGTGCCGTAGCCGAACGGGACCTGCAGGTCCGGGTCGTACGCCATCAGTCATCCTCGTCGGATTCGTGATCGGCGGGTGGCGGGCCGGTGATCGGCTCGTCGTCGGGTCCGGGTGTGTCCGGGTCCTCAGGTGTCATGTCGCACCTCCTTCCAGAGTTTCGATGCGGGCTGTCAGGGTCTGCACGGCGGCGACCAGATAGGGGATCAGGTCGGTGGCGGCGAGCTGTTGGAAGATCGGGTTGCCGTCGTCGTCGACGGCGCCGCGTTCGCCGGTGACGGCGTGCGGCACCTGCTCGGCGACCTCGTGGGCTAAGAAGCCGGCGATCTCGGTCGTGTCGTCGAGCCATGTGAAGCGGATCGGGCGCAACGCATCGACAACGGCGAGGCCGTCGTCGAGGTCGCCGAGCTCGTTCTTCAGGCGTTCGTCTGACGTCGTGTTGTACTTGACGGCGGCGCCGCCGGTGTCGACGGTGATCGAGCCGATCACGGATGCGGCGCCGACACCGCCGGCCGAACGGCGCCACTGGGCGAAGATGCCGCCTGCGTCGGCGGCGGGCGAGTTGGCCCGGGTGACGGAGATGTTCGCCGTGGCCAGACCGCCGGTGCCTCCTCCGGCGGTGCCGACGACGGTGCCGATGATCGACCCCGTCGAGCGCAGCTGGATGCCTTCCCACGTCGCCGGGTCGGTGCCGACGACCAGGTTGCCTGTCATCAGGTCGCCCGACACGTTGACGTAGCGGGTGTCGGCGTCGTCGATGGCGGCGATCTCGACCCAGGCGGCGTCCTTGCGGACGAACAGTTGGTTGGTCGCCTGGGTGTAGGCCATCGCCCCGTCTGGTGGTGACACCCAGGCGTCACGGGCGGCGATCGAGGCGAACTGGTGGACGAGCTTGCGGGCGGTGTCCTGCGCCCAGGGCGAGGCGATCGGCGACCCCGGCGACGGGACGGCGGTTTGGGAACCGATCGTTACTGTCATGGCGGCGTTCTCCTCGCTAGTTCCACACGTTGCCGGCGTCGGTGTCGTCCCACAGGTACGGCGCCCGGTCCCACTGCAGGATCATCCGGTGATCGACGGCCGGTGTCGTCGCCAACGTCGTCACCCACGACTCAGGTGTGATCTCGTGCGTCACCGTCGACGCCACGAACACCAGTTGGAACAGGGCGGGCCCGCCGGTCGTCGCCTGGTAGTGCTGCCAGTCGACCAGGTCGCCGAGACGGGTATCGAGGCCGACGCGCCACATGTCGAAGCGGCGGTCGTGCAGATACAGCACGGCCTGCTCGAGCCGTTGGCGGTGCTTGGCGCGTCGGTTGACGATCCAGTCGGCCAGCGCGGCGCCCTCGGCGACCGTGGACCACAGGTCGTCGTTGCGTTCCGACGGCCACGTTTGCGGGCCGTGCAACGTGACCGAGTCGACGTCGGCTTTCGTCACGGTCAGCGGCGGTTCGGCGATGTTGGCGAGGGTGACGTGGTTGACGATGTCGTCGTCGGCGGTTGTCGTGCGGGCCTCCCAGACGATGTCGGCGCCGCCGTCGCAGTAGTTGTCCGACAGCAGCGGGATGACGGTCTGGTCGACGCGGCCGGTGATCCACAGTCGGTCGGCGTAGACGAGGGTGCCGTCGGCGTCGGCGAAGATCACACCGCCGTCGGAGCGGGCGGTGCGCATCATCTCCTCCAGCCCGGACACGTCGACCGCCTCGTTGAGCAGCGTGGTGTGACCGAGATCGAAGCGGCGCCGGCCGCTGTAGCCCATCTGCGTGCAGATCGCCGTCAGCCGCTCGGGTACGGACTGGCCGGCGGCGCCCGGTGTCCATTCGGCGAGAAACTGGTTGAGGTCCGAGAAACAGTCGAACGCTTCGACGTCGAGCATGCCGTCGCCCTGCTCGCGCCAGGCGGTGATCCGCCCGGAGAACAACCAGAACGCCTCGCCGCCGTAGACGGCCCAGACGTCGAGCGGCGACCCTGGCTGCCAGTCGACGAGAGCGCCGGTCTCGTCATACAGCGACAGGGCGCCGTCACGGTTGTCGAGCGACATTTCGACGTGACCGGCTTCGAAGAAGCCTTCGGCGTCAGGGTTGCCGGCGGTGATCGTCATCCCGTGGAAGCGGCACCACAGCTCGTAACGGTCGTAGGGGAACGCCGTCGTGTCGTCCCAGGTGGCGCCGGCATCGTCCCAGTCGACCTCGCCGTCGTCCCACGTGGCGACCGGTGTCGGCTGTCGGGTGATGCCGATGTGCAGCACGGCGGGGAACGGCTCGACGGCGGGCCGGTCCGGGTTGATCGTCGGTATCGCCTTATCGACGGAACGCATAGGGCCTCCGTCCGTTGCGACGGGCGTGACGGTCCAACGAGCGCACCGTGTCATCGATGCGGGTGCCGCGCGGCAGGTTCAGGTTGTACGTGTCACCGCCGGCTGCGGCGACGGCGGGGATCGGCACCATCGATGGCGCGGCGATCGGCCCGCCACCGCCGATCCCGGTGTTCGAGCCGGGCCGCGTGTTGACGGTGATCGTCACGGTGCGCGGTTTCGTCAGGTTGTCCAGCTCGCGTTGCGTCGCGGTTGCCGACGCGTTCTCGACGTCGGCCTTGTAGGTCGCGGTGCGTGTCCGCGACGTGTCTTCCAATAGCTGGTTGGCCTCGTCGAGCTTGCCTTCATCGATCAGCGTGAGGATCTCTGACGCGACCGACGGCGGGATGCTGTTGAGACGGGCGATGTGGTTGACGAGCGCTTCGCGTTCGTCGCCGTTGAGCGTCGCCGCCTGCTCGATCAATGATTCGTTCTGGATGTCGAGTGCCTCGGTCAGCGTCAACGTCTGGCCGCGCGTCGCGCGTTGCTGTCGGGCGACATCGATGTTGGCCTGGGCGACGTCGTCGAACGCCTGTGTCAGGTCGTCGAGCGCCTGTTCCTGATCTTCGACGGTGCCGTCCTCGAGCGTCTCGTGGTACTTGCCGACGGCTTCGTCGGCGTCACGCACGGCGTCACGTTGCGCGTAGTAGACGTCGTTCGCCGACGTCAACGCGTCGACCTGCTCCTCGGCGGCTTCGGCGGCCTGTTGGTGGGCGTCGCGTTGCGCTTCCAGTTTGCGTGTCGCCTCGGCGGCGGCGGCCGCCATCTCCGCCTCGGCCGAGACCATGTCGTCGGCGCCGTCGGCCTGGGCCTCGGCGGCGGCGGCGGCGGCGTCGGTCTGTTCGGCGAGGTACTTCTGGGCGTCGGCGGTCAGGTTGGCCTGCGAGATGACGTCGGGCGGGATGCCCTGGGCGATCAGGGCGATGGCGTCGTCGAGGTCGAACGCGTTGTCGCGGAAGTCCTCGGCCGACACGCCGGCCGCGTTGAGCGCGTCGTAGATCTCGTTGAACTTCGCCGATGGGAACTGGTTGATGAAGTCCCAGACCGACCGGGCGGTGCCTTGCTGGCCGAGCTCGGCGACGGTGTTCAGCGCGCCGCCGACGTCCTCCGCGGTGCCGAGCATGTCGGCGAGCACCGGGACGACTTCGGAGCCGATCGTCACCGCCATGCCTTGCAGCTGTCCGGTCAGTTCGGACAGGCGGGCCTTCATCTCGCGGGCGGCGTCGACGTCGGCTTGCGAGACGATGCGTGTGTCGGCGACGTCCTGCATCGCCGCGGACAGACCTTGCGGTCCGACGGCGGCGATGATCTCGTTGATCTGCCGCACGCCTTCTTCGCCGAACACTTGCGACGCGCCGAGCATCTCGTCGAACGACATCACGCCGTCGGCGCCGATCGTGTTGACGGCGGTGATGAACGCGGCGAGCGGGTTCTTGCGGACCTCGTCGAGCGACGTGCCGAACTGGGCGGCGAGTGCCGGGTTGCCGGCGAACACGCCTGACATCTGGGCGATGATGTCGAGCAGGTCGTCGGCCTCGATCGACGTGCTGTCGCGCAGCACGGCGGCGAGCGTCGACGCGTCCTCGACGGATGCGCCGGTGAACGTCGAGATCTTCTGCGCCTCGATCGCCACGTCGGCCGCCTTGTTGGCGGCGCCGAGCAGCCCGCCGGCCAGTGCGGCGACGAGCCCGGTCGGCCCGGACAGGGCATCGATGTGGCCGGCCATCCCCTGGATGTGGCCGGCCATGGTCGACAACGTCGTCTTGACGCGGCCCAGGCCGGTGCCCTCGTCGGCGTCGATCGTCGCCTTGTACGTGCCGCCGTCGATCTCTTTGAGGTCGCCGACGACGTCGGTCAGGCCGGCGCCGGTGCCGGCGTCGACGGTCGCCTTGTAGGTGCCGCCGTCGATCTCTTTCAGGTCGCCGACG